CGAGGTTTTAGGATTCCTTCCAACCGAAAAACTGAGGCTATCCCCAGCAGAAGAACTGTTACTCATTTTATTGCTCCGTAACTTTGATCTTCCCGTCGAGGAAGACGACGGACTCACCTTGAGTTGCCGTCAGATTTGTTGTTAATGTGTTCCAGTAGATAAGATCATTCGGAAGATTTGGTATTCCGTCAGTATAGGTTGTTGAAGATGAAGTAAAAACTCCAACGCCCACAATAGTTTCGCTACCATCCAGTAATGGGTTAGTGTCCGCATCAGACCATCTAACTCCATTCACATTATGAGTCTCATATGTGTCACCCTCCGATTCTGGAGTAGACCAATATGGAGTACCGTCTTCTGGATCGGTTTGAAATACCCTGATTCTATTTACTGGAGTATCTGTAGAGGCAAACCATTCTACCCAGCCAACGGGATTGCTGGCTGTAGGTATGCTGGTTAAAAGCCCAATATATGTTTCAGTAAATATAGGAGCAGCGGCAATAGTAAATCGTCGCAATACAAGTTCTGATTGCAACCACGATTTAGTCATACCGCCACTCCTATAATTTATCCCTACGCTGCGTTATCTACGGAAGCCACACGGACAATGCAATCACCATCCATGCGAAGACCATTCATTCCAACTTGGTGCCACATTTGCAATGAGTACCCACGTTCTGGGATCTCATCGAAACGAACTTCCATGTTGGCATTCATACCGAAGATTCCACACGCCGGGGTGTAGAAGTAGGCATAACGGACAGCATTCGTTCCATCGCTCAGACTGAGCGTTGTCACTCCACCATTATCCGAATGAGGGACATCTAGTGTTACCTGTGGAAGAAGGTTACTCAAACGGAACTCGAATCCCATGAATACAAATGCTGTACCCTGGAAGAGAGGTTTACCTTCATATCGGCCATGAGGCTATAGAACTGGTTGGGGTGTAGCACACAGATGTATGGCATACCCGGCATCAAGGCGTTGTTCGCATCCAACTTCTGTCGGGCACGAATTAACTTCTCAATATTGAACTCAGTTACAGAAGCACCAATATCGGTTTCTGCCTCTGCTGCCTGTGCCGCTGCATCGCCAGCACGGGTGAGTGCTGCTTCTCCACCTAGAGCGACAGTGCCACTAGCACCCGTCGTAAATGTAACCAATGGTGTGGTATCCTTCTTTGAGGCTGCATTGGTCTTTGCTAACTTGCAACCGATCTCAAGGCCTTCATACGCATCGTATGCGTCAATGTTAAATGTCGAGGCAGCGACCTTGAACGATCCAGTAGTCGCAGTCCCATATCCAGTAGTGGTGTTGACTGTAATGCCATTACCAGTACGAGTCTGGACAAGAACGCTCTTTGAAAGTGCGTTCGCAAGGTACATTCCGTCAGGTGCGATAGCCTTTAGAAGCCCTACCTCGTCACGGGGATCAAAGAGTTCAGCATACTCAAACCACTGAGGTTCGATCAGCCTACGCTCTGAGTCCGTTGCACCATACTTCTCGTCTGATCCCCATTCACCAAAACGTTCCCTCGTTTTGAGTTTGGAAACATCGTGCTTGAGGTATTTATCGAAGGACTTTACTTCACCTTCAATGCTTTCTTGCATGAGGGTGTCGGAAAGAAGTGAATCATATTGTTGGATCTGGAGTCTAACCAGATCGGTGTATACCTGCTTGTACAGGTTGGAAACACTATAGGCATCAGTGGGGTCAAAAAGCGCACCCCCGCTGCCAGCCAGATTTCCAAGGTCGGTCGCCATGAGGATAACCCTTTCATTGACAACTGTTACATTGTCGAAGAGTTATCGGTCATCCGGCTCTTCTTGGCTTGTACGCAAGCCCAGGATCGGCAGTCTTTCCCGCTGGCAGTCTGGCCTCTCGGTTATCAGACAGGACAAGTAGTTATCATAAACAACTATTTGTCAAGTTCTTTTTCTAATATCTCCTACCAGCCTTAACCGAAAGAATAGACTTTCCTAGATTGTGATCAAATTCTTTCTTCAGGCTTTCAGTAGTAGGGTAGCGATTCGACCAGTGAGGATTTAAAGCAGCAGAAATATCCTGAAGGAATCTTGTACCCGAACTTGTATTTCTGTCTTTCCATGTTTTTTGTCTTTTACTTATAAAGTCTTTAAGACCAAGAATGTATTGACTACCCCTACCCAGAGGAAGACTAGGAGGAGATGCGTTATACATATCTCCCTTTGGATCTCTGCCAACGATTACAGTTGTGGTTAATCGTTTTTCAAGACCACTAAGGGGAACCCGAGAGTGGGTAAATGACGGGGTTGTAGGTCTTTTTGAGAAACTTTTCATTGAGAAGATTTGCTCTGCAAGTGTGGCAAATGAAGGAGGAGTAGGCTTGAGTGTCGGTCTACTAGGAGTGGATTTCTTACCTGCTGTTCCAGTCAACTGAGAACCAGTCGCACCCGTAGTATATGTAGGTCTACGGGGAGGGACACTAGAAGATTCGTTTAATCCTTTGTATCTATCTGGGATTGCTGCATAAGAATAAGATGCAGCACTATCCCTTCTCACTAGGATTTGTGAAAACGGACCGGATCTTCCGGTATTTCCTGGATATTCAGCACCTCTTCTTCGAGCAGCAAGATATTCAGGCTCATGGCCTTGGAATATATGGTCTCCAGGTTTAGGTGTATTTGTCCATAATATTCCGCTATTTGTTGATTGCGATTCTACTATTCTTTTCTTTGCCATGATTTATCCTCTAGCCCAAGGCGATTGTTTGTAGAGTTTCTCGTCTGTAATGCCACTGAATCCTGCCTTCATTAGAGTCTCTTGGATCTCCATGAACTCAGGGTAATGCTCTTCGTAGTCAGGGTTTCTAGGGTTTTTAATGGCCCCGATCTTCGCAATCTTCCTACCCCTTGCAGCCAATGCTGCGTAGTCTGGCTCGAAGTTGCTTCCACTTGCACCGCTTGGAGTTGCTTCGTCTGACATATTCTCTCCCATTCTCACCATGAAATCCATTATCTCCGGATGGTGTCCCATACCTGTGGCAGTAAACACCTTATTCAGTTCTGGGTTCTTCTGTACTATATTGTTGTATGCCCTTTCTGCAAGGGCTGATTTTGAATCGAAGTCAGGGCCGTAACGATCTCTGGCTGTCTTCTTCCAGGAATCTACTGTCTCCTGCTGAAGTTTGTCTGCTGATTCAGCCCTCTCCCTTTCAAGATTCGCTAAAGGAGAGACCATTTCATTCCACTGTTCGGTCGTTAAACCACGGTCCAGAGCAGACTTTCTCATACTCTTTAGTGTGCCAGAGAACTCCTCGCTGGTGTTTTCTGGTATTCGGTATCCGTCCTCCCCTGAAGGGGCACCTAGACTTTGGTAGAATCCAGACCACTCTTCACTCCCAGCATCCCCTTGAGGGACTCTAGTAGTCTCCCCCATCTTCTTACTCAGGTTGTGATAGGACTTAGCCAGATCCTCTACAGAATCAAACTTGCTGATTAGAGAATCCCTACCGTCCATATCAATGGGAAGGTTTTCATTGAGATCGCTCATTTGGAATCCTCTTCTCTCATTCTTTTGCCCTGCCTTATGAGGGCTATTATTTTGTAATAGGCAGATCTAGATCCCTGCCTTTTAGCAAAAGCAATCGGGTCTATTGGGATTCGTTCTATACGACCCGCTGCCTCTAAATCCTTATTCATCTTTTCTTCTGGCTCTAGAGTTTCTTCTACATGAAGAACTTTTCGTAGATAGTCTAGAACCCGTTGCCCTTTCTCTGTTTTAAAAATCTCTTCTGTTTCAATTAGGAAAATCTTATCTTCCTTATTAAACATTAGATTCCTTCTGGCTCAGGTGGAGGTGCCTGTTGGACAGGGGCTTGCTGTGGTGCCATTTGTGCCATTTGCTGCATCTGTTCCATTTGCTGTTGCATCATTTGCTGCTCTGCCCTTGCGTTCCTGATTGCAGATACCTCTTCCTGACTCCTGATTATTTGGGCAGGAATGTCACTGTGCATAGCATCATAGTTGGCGACAGCACTGGAGTTGATGTCATCCAGGTAAACCTGATCCTGCGTTACTTCATACATACCTAAACGACGCTCCATAAACGCTTGCACACGATTGACTCCGCTTTGCCTTTGAGCAGTAAAGAAAGGTGATTGATACACAATCTCAAATTCTGCATCGGGAGCCATTTGTTGTAACAAGTCGAGTTCTGGTAATGCACCACCACGATGCATTAGATCAATGATTGATTGAATCAACGGGTCAAGGAATTCGTAGTTCACTGTATCTGCCGAAGCACTCAGTCTTGCAAGTGCCCTGCTCTGTCTCTGTCTGCTTTCCTCTGCTGATCTAGGTTGAGTATCTGGATCATTAAGTATGTCACCAAGGAATGCTTTTTGAATTTGCTCTCTGTCTTGTCGAGCGATTAGGTCTGCTACTGCGTAGTTAGTATCTGACTTCAAGTATTGTGGACTCATTTTAACTGCTGGTCTTGTCACCATTAGGCCGTTAGGAGTTATATCCAATTCGACTACAGTGTCATGCTCTACCATGAGTGGGGGATTAAGATCCTTGCCAGCAGCAATTAGGATCTGTCTACGCAGTTCATTGATCCCCATTGCGTCTGCTCTTGCTAGGTGTCCCCTCCCCCTGCCATACTCTTCACCGTCTACTGTCATCCACCTTGCAACGATATAGGGGCAGGTATCATACCCTCCCTCTCGAATGATCATTGCATTTGAAGATCCACTACTACCAACAATGCCAGAAGCGTTACTCACTCCTGACATATAGATACTTGTAAATTTCCTGTTGTCAGATGATATGACTCCATTGGGAATGAAGTTCTCATTTTCAAAGCAATAGTGCAGGAATGAAACCTCTCCCATCATATCGCCCGATGCCAACTTCTGTTCAACATCCTGACCAGCAGCACCCTGGAAAAACCGGAAGGCATCTATGGCAGTCATTGTGATTTGACGAACCAGGAAGTCTGGCCTACCAGTGTTACCTATCTGCCACCACATATCTGCAATGGGGATAGATTCAAAGATTAAACCACCAAAGGTTTCATTCTTAGTACCTAGTTGTGGAGTGAGTTCCCTTACATGGATCGTTGCATTTCCAAGGACTGAAAAGTCTCTGAGGAATCCAGAACTCTCCTTATAGAAGTTGCTGTCCGCTAACGCTCCAAGGATTCGTTCACTTACGAAATCTAATACTTGTCTAACTTCTAGTATGTCTGCGAATGGAGGCTTTGCTCTAAGTCTTACCCAGTCGTTTCCAGAGGGTATGATTGCACCCTTGATGAAGTTGACAAAGGAATCGGCTGCATTCATGGCAGTCGTATCAAAGACTCCACGAATCCTTCTCCACGGAATGGCATCATAAGATCTGAAATATCCTGCCACGCTCGTTCGTAAGGAACTCTTCTACGCTTCAGGTATTCAAATCTTTTAACTAATTCTTGTGTCTCTGGTAGGTGTGGCATTATCTACGATTCCTATTTTTAAGGGCTTCCTGGTATTCCTCTACAGCCCTTTGTCTGCGAGTTCTACTACGTCTTCCAGGTCTTGGGTTAGCCGGAGAAGGCCACGTGTATCCTGCCTTGATTGAGACAGTTCCCCCTCCGTGTCTTGGTCTTGTCATTGTTGTACCTGGACGACTGGTTCTACTTGTTCCGGGGGTGAGTCTGGAAACGGCCTCAAGAGTCCTCTGATCCCTCAAGGATTCTCTTGCTGTTCTTCTCAGAGTGGGTATCTCTCTCATTAACTCCGTCATTCCTATTGCCTCATCTTTGAATAAATCTGCCAACTCCTCCGTTCTTCCTATCGTATCCCCGACCCTCCTTTGCTGTCTAAAGGTGATACGACCCGCACCTCCAAAATCACCCGGCTGGCTGAGTGGTCCTCCTGGAACATGGGGAACACGTTTCCCATCTGGGTAACGTAGACGACCAGGAGTTCCGGGTGGAGCCAAGGGCAGAGTCGTATGGGGAAGGTCGCCCCTAACATCAATGAGTTCTTTTCCCTTATCAGTCCAGACTTTCGCTTCCTTTTTCCACTGTCTTTGCGATTCCTGTAGGCCTTTTTTATATTGTTTAGTTGCAGTTTGAATTTCTTTGCGTGTTGCTCCTTTCCTTGAAATCTCCTTTATAAAGAAGTCCTTGTTCATTCCCAATGGAGTCATACCCTCTAGAAACTCACCGTGTTTAGTTGTCTCTCTTCCAATCCTTTTATATGTCGCAATTGCTGCTGCTTGTAATCCTCCTGTTCCCCCTGCCACTTTTGCTGGGATTGCCGTGCTTTCCAAAAAATCTAAAAGAATCTTGGGAGGTGTAGCAGCGGATACAGCAGCGGCTCCTGTTGCCTTCAAAAACTCACGACGGCCAGGGTCCATCACTTTTGTCCAACCACCAATTCCACGGTTTGCTAAAGCCTGTCTTCCAGATCCAACAGCAGCCCTAGCACCAGAAACACCAAGACGAGCCAGTGCGGGAACTCCAGTAAGAGCAAACAAAGTCTCCTCTATGGATGTATCTTGCTTTAGTCCAGCATCGGGAATCCATACACCACTATCCCAGTAGGCTTTTTCCTTGACAGCAAGATCAGCAAAGTAAGGCACTCCTGGATGTTGGGTCGAAAGATCTTTGAAGTGAGT